CGTAAGCATGATCAAGGACGTGGCTGTCCGTATGTTCGCCACGTTCACCGCGTCTGCCCTGAGCATTATTTCTGGTGCCGCCATTATCGGTGACATCGAAATGCACAAGGCCGCTCTTCTGGCTGGCTTCGTGGCTGTTGCTCAGGTTGCTGAGAAACTGGCCCGTGCCAGTATGGACGGAACCCTTACGAAAGAAGAGATTGACGAGGCTTTTCTTGGTGCTCGCATCAAGAAGGAAACCCAGTAACCCCCACCCATCTGTGCTAGGGTTATACCCGTAATAACCCCTATCGGAGGTATTCATATGTTTGATCCCAAGTTCCTTAAGGATGCTGGAGAGCGTGCGGTTGCGACCGTTGCTCAGACGTTCGTTGCCCTCGTTGGCACCGACGCTCTGGACATCCTGTCGGTGAACATTGCTGACGCTGTCAAGGCCGCTGTCGCTGCCGGTGTCCTCTCGTTCGTGAAGTCGTTCGCCGCCAGCAAGGTTGGCGACAAGTCGGCTTCGGCTGTCCGTCTGGGCTGATCATGGGCCGTCCGTACACCGGATTTGACGTTATTGCCGGAGGCAAGAGGGCAGGCTTTGAGACCTTTATCGATCTCTTAGAAGCCCACTTCGGCCTGTGGAATAACGGGACTTTCGGCGTACGTAAGAAGAGGGGAAAGTCGTCTTACTCCGTCCATGCGACGGGCAGGGCGGGAGACCTTAGTTGGCGTGGTGCGCCGTATCGCGGCCCCGGCAACTATGAAGCCGCCTGTAAGATGATGGACTTCCTTGCCGCTAATGCGGACGCTCTCTTCGTTGAGGCGATCTTCGACTATTACCCTGCCCCCCACGGTCGTGGTTGGAAGTGTGACCGTGCCGCGTGGCAGGTGTACAGCAAGCCTGCGTTCTCTGGTGCGCCCGGAGGAGACTGGGTACATGTCGAGGTATCAAATGCTAAGGCAGATGACCCTCAGTACTATATCGATACCATGAAGCGCCTTCTGGGAGATCCTCCCAAGGCTGTTGCTCCGGCTCCAGCCAAGAAGACTCCCTCCGCTCCCCCCGGAAAGAAGCCGTGGCTTCAGGTCGGGTCTAAGGGTGCGGCTGTCAAGAAGGTACAGGAACTCGTCGGTGCTGATCCTGTGGACGGCGACTACGGGCGCAAGACCGAGGCCGCTGTCAAGGCGTATCAGGCTGAGCATGACCTCCATGTCGATGGCATCTGGGGTCCCGGCTCCGAGAAGCACTCTAAGAACTGCACTTGTAAGCCCGCTGAGCCTGCCCCCGAACCGGTTGCCTCGGTGAAGATTGGTACCGAGAAGAAGCCTGCGCCCGAGTTCCCCGGCAACATGCAGAGGGGTACCCGTGGTGAGCACGTCAAGGCGGTGCAGGAAAAGGTGGGAGCCACACCGGACGGCTGGTACGGCCCCGCTACCGAGCGTCGTGTCAAGGAGTGGCAGAAGGCCAACGGTCTTACGGTCGATGGTATTGTCGGCCCCAAGACCTTCGCCGCTATGTTTGGCTGAGGTGACATATGAGAAGCATTTCCTCCCCGTTCAGATTTGACGGGGGAAGGGTTGCGAGAACTAACAATAACGATGCTATAGTTCGGCAAAAGATTATTGACGTTCTTACGACGTACCCCGCAGAGCGTTTTGGGGTACCTAATTATGGCGCAGGTATTAAGGGTTTACTATTTGAATCCATAGATGAACTAGTTGAGTCTGACTTTAGGTTAGACGCTATTACTGAGGTACAGAATCGTGTGTCAGGAGTTACTGTTCACGATATCCGTATCAGGCAATCAGAACTAGACGAGAGCACCGCCAATGTTCACGTCTTGTACTCTCTGCCTCTCAGTTCAGCGCAGACCCTGACTTTTACGATAACTAGTCTTCTTACGGAAGAGAGCACGTTCTAATGGCTTTTGATTATTCCAGTCGTGATTACAGCACTATTCGTGCGGACCTGCTGAGACGCGCCACGCGCATCGCCCCCGAATGGACTGACCGAGATCCTGCCGACTTCGGAATGGTTCTTGTTGATCTGTGGGCGCAGATGGGGGACGTTCTCCATTACTACATTGATCGTGCTGCTGGTGAGTCGGTGCTCCCCACTGCAACTCAGCGTGAATCGGTGCTGGCGTTTGCCAACCTTTTGGATTATGTTCCTAACGGTAGGACTAGCGGTCAAGCGACAGTCCTCTTAACCAACTCTACTGACGCTGACATCACTATTCCTCAGTACACTAGGTTTGTTGCTAGGAGTGAAGGCTCTACTTACCAAGTTTACATGTCATCTTCTGCTGTAATTCCTGCTAATAACTCGTCTTCAATAACTGTTTTAGAGGGTACTATCATTTCGTCTCCCGCTGAGACTTTGACTAACTCCGCTAGCGGTCTTGCCGGACAGAGGTACACACTCGTCAACACCGGTGTTGTTCGCCGTTCTGTAGTTGTAACCGTGTATGAGGACGGTGTTACACCTACTACCTATAGGCAGATTGACAGGCTTACTAACGCCGTTAGCGGTGAGCGAGTGTTCACTCTCCGTAATACTGCTACTGATGAGACCGAGGTCGTTTTCGGAACTGAGTTCCGTGGGTTTATCCCGCCCCCCGGCTCCGTCATCACGGCTACCTATGCTTACTCCAGCGGCTCTAACGGAAATCTACCAGCCAACTCAGTGACTGCCTTTAGGGATGTAACTCCTGCTGGTATAACCATCGCCTCCTCAACTGCGTTTACGGGCGGAATCAATGAGGAAACTATTGTTTCTATGAAGTCCTCTATTCCGTCTCTCGCTACTTCACAGAACCGAGCGGTAACGGCCAACGATTTCATTAACCTTACCCGTGGTATTGAAGGCGTGTCTAAAGCCGCAGTGTCCTTCACCCCCAACCCCGCTGGCGGTGCCTCAGCCGGTAACGCAAGTGTCACTGTATATCCGCAGGTGAGCAGGGCTAGTGACTACCTCACCACTGCCGATACTTCTCAAACTGTATCTAGCACGGTTATTGATGCGGTGACTTCAACGCTACAACCCCGCGCTTTGTTGGGTGTTGACGTAGTTACTGCCAGCACCATCGATTGGACTCCAGTCAGCATAAGCGTAGATGTGTACGTCAACACTGCTGCTGTTGCTCTATACGTGAAGAACGATGTAGAGACCGCTATTAATAATATCTTTGATTTTGATAACGTGTACTTCGGTCAAACCATATCTTTGGGTCAGGTGTACCGTGCCGTTCTCAACGTGTTTGGGGTTGACTACGCTGAGATAACGCTGTTCGATGACGACGGGTCTAGCGTAGAGACGACTATAACTGTGAGTTCTATTAAATTGCCGAAGAAAGGCACTGTAGTAGTTACTCCGATAGGCGGGATCACCAGTACCTAATGGCCTTTGTATCGTTTGCTCTACGCAGATATGTAATTGACAGAGGTTCGTACGCTAGGTACGACACTGACACTTACAATACTGCCGCATCGGCTGGTAACGCCGCGTCGGCTGGTACGTGGATCTACGACCACACTGATGATGCTAGGGATATCGACCAGTACCTGCGGTCTGACGGCTACCAGATTCCGCCAAACGAGTTCGTAACGTCATTTATTGAGGCTAGTGCGGTATCTTACGGCACGGTCAACCTTAACTGGGAGTTGCCTTTAACGAGCGAGGTAGGAGAGACCACGGTCCCTACTGAGGGTGTACTGGTGTACTCATCTTCTGGCCCCGCTGCCACAATTGCTTCTGGGTCTGTTCTAGTGGAATCGTCTAGCGTGTTCTCCTACGAGCACGCTGGCTTACGTCAGGGGAAGTGGGCTTATTACACTCTTTTTGTTAGGTATCAGTCGTCCTTAGGCGTGGACTTCTACGAACCAGTTGCCTCTGTGGAGGTTCTCGTCCCCTACAACTACCAATCAACACTCCTTCTATGGGAGCGAATTCCTGAATACCATAGGGATTTAGATGCTCAGATAGGTGAGTACATTGATCCTACGTCTGATTACGCTGTTAAGGAATTAGGCTGCTTACCAGTGGGTGGACTAGTAGGCCCACTGTTCAAGTTCTTGTCAATATTTGGTTTTGAGATGGACAGAATCAGAACGACTGTTGACTACCTGATGATCTCTCGCGATCCAGCAGAAGCCAACACTGAGGTTTTAGATGCACTGGCATCTACGCTAGGTCTAGCAGTTAACTCTTCGTCTATCAGTGTTGAGCGTCTTCGTGCACTACTTGACGACTTGGGGTATATCCGTAGAGCAAAGGGTACTCTGGAGGGGGCGCGTCTTTACGGAAGAGCAGTGTCTGGTTCAAACATTGATGTTGACTCCGCTAATAGAGAGATCAAGATCTACGCACAACGAGTTAACTATATTACTGATCCTCTTGATGCAACCGGGGTTGTGTCCAGCAGACCAGCGCATGAGGTGGAGGTTGTAGCGCCCCTGTACAGCAGAGGTACGTATGATCCCACTACATACGTCGCAGGGGACTCAAACACCTACCCGACTAAGTTGTCTATCGAAGAGTACGTCCCCGGCATGTACTGGACTTCAGCGTCGGCAACCACCTTCAAGAGTATTCCGGTTGGAGTAGGTGACTACATAGTCGCTTACAGAAAGAATGACTCTATAGATTTCGCTGTTCACGGCAACTCGTTCTCAGCGACTAATTACAGTTCGTATACTACCTACTCCACTTCAGGTACTGAGTACGTACCTAACGGTTCAGGGGCCTCGGTTGGGGTAAACCACCTTTTGCTCCAGTTCTCTGACCCCGTACCCGTTCTCGCTGGTGACACGGTGTCGGTCTCAGTACACAGCGCGGTTGGTACCAGTGCTCTGGTGTGGGGGCGGTTAGTTGACGAGAGCGGTAACGTGATCGGCCAGTCAGTTGGCACGACCAAGGCCAACGACGCCCCCGCAGTTGAGATCCCCGCACTAGACAACGTGTCCGCTGAAGACTGGACCATAGGATTTGTAGAACTGCTCATTAATCTTGAGGCAGTTAGCGTTTACGATCTTTCTTATATTCTTATTGAGAGGAATCGTTTAGGCAATTACTTTGACGGTAGCGACAAGCGTGGTGGTTGGATCTCTAACCCAGCAGGTACTAGTAGAACTAGTGACTACAACTGGTCATCAGAAGGTGAGAACACTGGAACGGCATACGAGTCTATCTCTGTGTACTCGGAGGACTTCCAAAGAACTAGGTCTATCATTGGCTACTTCTTCACCCAAATCCTGCCGATCACACAGTACCAGTACTACACGATCACTTCGTACAACGCCATTCCCGGGATGGACGCCATCGACGCCTACTTGACGGGGCCGTAAGTAGTCTGCTAGGTTCGCTGCTCCGCCAATCAACAAGGAGCAGAAATGGCTACACACATCGTCATCGGCCTCGGAGAGTGCTCTCCAGAAGCCGTTACTGCGAGCCTCAACGACGTGATCAAGGAGGGCGACAGCATCGCCCTCGCGTGGGCAGGCAAGGACATCCCCGAGTCCATGCAGGCCGTGTACAAGTACGTCTTCGACAAGGAGATGGACTTCACCGTCTACTACACGGAGGGCCAGACCGTTCACAGCAGTGTCCGCGACAGGGAGGGCACCGTCATGAAGGTCAAGGACCCATTGAGCCACATGGTGGAGAACCTCACCGGCAAGGTGCTGGTGCTGTGGGACGACGGCATTGAGGATGCCATCCACTACGTGTTCGACCATGCCCCCACTGCCACGGTGCTGGAGTTGAGCAACGGTCTCTGCCCCATCTCAGGTGTCGTGGAGGAACCCTCCGACGAGGTGGTTGAGGACGAAGAGGACGACACGCCCCCCACTCCCATGACCCGCGAGGAATTGGAGAGCGCCACGGCGTTCGTCGTCAAGCGGTACGGGGAGCGTATGGGGTGCGAGGCTAAGACCAAGGCCGCAATCATTGACGAGTTGTTCCCCCCGACGGACACCGCTGAGGACGTTGCTCCTGCTGATGTGCTCGCTCTCATCGACAGTGCGATGGCCCTCCTAGAGCAGGCCCGCGTGTTGGCCAAGAAGTAGATGCCAGTATTCGGAGCCGACCCAGACAAACAACCAGAGGAGTGGGACGACGTGCCTACGCAATATCGTACGTATGTGAGCAAGCCAGTTCGTGACCTGACCAACTACTTCGCGTATCACAGGAACATGCGAATGAGTCAGAGGTGCAACGACGAGGACAAGGTCAAACTCAATGTCCTGTTCTCTAGGAGGCTGAAGCAGGGCTTCTCCTCAGAGAGCATCAAGGAGATCATCGACAGGTTCTACCAGACACCTGAGGGTCAGGTGGACTTCCCAGCAGCACTGTTCTGCACTAATAAGGTGCAGGCAGCACTGGTTGAGGGCGTAGAGATGCGTACCGACAACGCGGTATTGCAGTGGCTCATTGACGGTATGCCTAATGATGACGAACTGTTCGATGACTCCAGA